AGTCCCATATTGGGAATAAATTAACAGATTCAGCCAAAGCTAAACTTGTGAAGTATTTAAGAACTCATAAGAATAAACCTTTTATTTGCATCGAAACTGGATTAAAATTTGAAGCATTGCACGATTCTGCCAAGTGGCTAAAAAAAAATGGCAAACTTAAAGCTCATATAAGCGCTATTGGAAATGCCTTAAACAAAAGATTAAAGTCTGCCTATGGTTATCATTGGCAATATATTTAAAGGATAGTTATGTCAGATATAACAGTCAATAGTACCGAAGTCGGTTCACAACTCATGCAAATTCTACAAGCTGGTGAGATTCAACCAGGCACAGATGTAGGATATAACCTTTGCAAAGTACTATGGGAATATCATCCACTTGGCGGTAAGCTAGTTGAAAAACCAATTAGACTTGCTCTATCTAAAAAAAGAATAATTACAGTCGATGCAGAACCAAAAGATATGCTGGTCGAAGCATTTGAAAAAGAATGGGAGAAATTAGGTGCAACTAATCATATTAGGGATACTATGTTTATCAATCGTGCCTATGGCGCTGGTGCTATTGTGTTTGGTGCTGAAGGTGAGCCAACAGATAAACCTATCGACCCATGGAAACTACAAGACCTCAATCTTTACTTCAACCAACTCGACCCATTAAATTTAGCAGGATCGATTGTTACTAATCAGAATCCTAATGCACCAGACTTTCAAAAGCCATTACCATATACCACAGCAGCAGGTCAGCCTTATCATCCTTCAAGAGCTTGTGTAGTATTTAATGGCACACCAATCTATTTAAGCTTCCAGTCATCCGCATTCGGTTTCACTGGTCGATCAGTATTCTTAAGAGCTTTATACCCAATGAAGTCTTTTATTCAATCTATGATTACCGATGACTTGGTGACTTTCAAGGCTGGACTCTTAATCGCTAAACAAAAACCAGCAGGCTCAATCGTAAATAGGTTAATGCAAACTGCCGCTGGCATTAAAAGAACCTATTTACAAGAAGGCGCTACTGGCAATGTATTATCCATAGATATTGATGAATCTATTGAAGCTGTAGATATGAATAACACTAATACTGCTATGACTACAGCCAGAGATAATATTATTGCGAATGTAGCCGCAGCTTCCGATGTACCAGCTATGCTATTAAAAGATGAAGCCTTTACTCAAGGATTTGGCGAAGGCACAGAAGATGCAAAAGCTATTGTTCAATATGTCGAAGGCATTAGAACAGATATGGAAAGTCTATTCAAATTCTTTGATAAGATTGTAATGCACCGAGCATGGAATAGAGAGTTCTTTGAAGCTATCCAAAATAAATACCCAGATGTCTATGGCAAGATGTCCTATGAGCAAGCCTTCTATAAATGGCAAGATGAATTTAAAGCCGAATGGGAATCACTACTTGAAGAACCAGAATCAGAAAAGGTTAAAGTAGAAGAAATCAAGCTTAAAGGTGTTACCGAATTATTAAGAACTATGCTGCCAGTAATCGATCCACAAAATAGAGCGATTGCACTCCAATGGGCGCAAGATAATGTCAATGAAATGCCAGACTTTTTCAAAAGCCAGCTTAACCTTGATCCAGACTTAATTGCAGAATATGAGCCACCTCAAGGAACTATGCCAGAAGAAAAAGTACCAAGTCCTAGTCGTAGCTAGTTATGCGATTCTTAAATAAAAAAACAGGCTCATTTATTTCAGTACCAGATAGGTATATTCCTATTGTCACAAGCCTTATTCGATCAGATGAGTATATTTTTATTAAAAATGACGATTCAGAGCATTGGATTACTTTACATGGTGGCGAAGGTGAAGGTCAGCATGTATTAATTAATGGCGCAGGTCAAGTTGTAGGCGGTGCAGGTGGAAAGCTTAATGGCAAAGAATTAGGCAATGTCAAATCTAAGTCTAAAGATGTATCTAAGCCAACAGAAACCCCAACAGAACCACCAAAAGAACCTGAAAAACCTAAAAAAGAACCTAAAACAATAGCTGAAACTCCTATTGAGACACCAGAGCAAATTACTGAAAGATTAAGCAAGCATGCTAATCAATTATCAGAACAAGCTCATACTTTAGAAGATCATCAAAAAGCTAAAGAAGCTCATTTAGAAGCATCTTATAAATATGTAGGCTTAAATAATGCAGATTTATATAAGCATCATTATGAAAAATATAAATATCATTTTGAACAAGCTAAGCAACTATTAGCAAAACAAAAAAGAGAAGAATCTAGGGCTAAAAAGAAAGAATTTGCTCAAACAGAAGAAGGAAAATCTAAAGCTGCAAAAGAAGCTATGTTTGCTACTCAATCAGTTCAAGAAATTGATAATCATTTTAGAAGTAAATTTAATTTAGGCTTTGCTAATGGATCTGAAGCTAAAAAAGAAGCTGATAAAGCATGGAAAAATTATGTATCAGCTAGAAGGCAAGGCGATCCTAATGCAGAAGATTATAAAAATAAATATAATGAATTAATTGGCAAATACAGATCAGTTGCTGGGGCTAATATAAGAAGCCATACACCTTATGACATTACAAGCGGATCAACAGGTGGAAAAGCTGTAAGAAAACTATTAGGTCATGTAGATTCAGCATTAACTCACATGGAATCATTAGGATTTAATGTCAAAGAAGCCTTAGCTAAAGGCAATGTACAATTTGCAGCTGGAACTACAGGCAGAGCTAATGGTCATGCTTGGCAAAGCAATGGAGTTGGTTATTTTTCACTATCTACTACAAAAAGACTTGAAACAGATCCTGAACAGACTAAATATGCTCAAAGAAGAAAAGAAGAAGGTAAACCTAGATGGACAGTATCAAGCGGATCAGAAGATCAAGCTAGAGCAACTATTGTCCATGAATTAGCCCATGCTTTAGGAATGCAGCCTCATATTAATTCTCCAGCTAAATTAAAAGCCATATTAGATAAACAGTTTGATAAGAACTATGGCAATATGAGAGAGTGGATTAAGACTAATATTAGTGAATATGCCACAGAAAATATTAAGGAAACAGATGCAGAATTAGCAGCTATGGTAACTGCGCCTGATTATGTAAGAGGTACTTTACCTAAAGAACTTGAAGATCATGTAGATGAATTATTTATGAGGACAAAATAATGCTACCAATACCAAAAGATCCAAATTTTAAAATACCGCCAGTAAGCGAGCATGATTTTTTTAACCCAACAGGCGATGAAGATGAAAGATTGCTTAAAACTGGGGCATGGAATCACGAAGATAATCCGCAACCTGAATCACCAGAAGAAGAAGCTGCTGAAGAATCTCAAGAAGTAACAAAATGACATTTTTCCAAGTATTAACTGCTGCTGTCAATGACATCATAGAGCATGGCTTTGATTCTAAGAAAAGAATCGATGATTGGATGAAAAAGATCCATAAGGCAGCACTAAAAGAGTTAATCCCAGAAGCACAAATCCAAAGAGAACTAAAAAAGGCACTTGAAACAGCCTATAACCGACTTGTAACTAAAGGCGGTCTTATATCATCCCATGTATCTAAATTTGATATAGAAAAGCTTAAGCCTAAACTAAGATCAGAGCTTGATCGTAGAATTATGGCTTCAGCAGACCTTATTAAATTCAATCGAGAAGAAGCTATATCTAATACCTTGAGAAGATTTCAAGGATGGGCGACTTCTATCCCTAAAGGCGGATCAGATGCTGTGGATAAAACAGAAGAAAAGAAAAATATCCGTAAAGCTCTGGGCAAAATACAATTTGAGCAAAGACGAGTCATTATCGACCAGACTCATAAGCTTGTAGCCAATATTAATGACATAGTAGCTATTGATAATGGCGCTATTGCAGCTAGATGGCATTCACACTGGAAAGAACTCAATTACAACTATCGAAAAGACCATAAAGAGCGAGATGAGAAGATTTATGCGATCAAAGATAGTTGGGCAGTAGAAAAAGGATATATTTCAGCCCCTAATGGTTATACCGATGAAATTACACAGCCAGGCGAAGAAGTTTACTGTCGATGCAACTACACCTACCTGTATAATTTAAGGCAAGTTAAAGATTTATTAACAAATAAAGGCGAAAAAGCCTTACAATCTTTAAAAATTTAGGAATTTCTATGCCCTTTGAGTCAGAAAAACAAAGAAAAGCTATGTATGCAGCCGCTAAAGGTAAATCCAATATAGGAATACCTAAAGAAGTTGCTAAGAAGTTTATTAAGCATGGAGAAGATGAATTATCAGCTCCAGTATTGCTTACTCCTAAAAAATTTGCAGAAAATGCAAAAGTAGAAGAAGAAATTGCAGATCCAAGAGAAGAATTGCAAAATGTACAGGGTGAAATTGCGGAAATCGCAAAAATCCTTAGAGCCTATAAGACAGATACTCTTTTAGACAAAGTAAAGACCATGAATGAGAATGAAATCATGGTAAGAGCTGGAGAGCCTGTACCTAGATTTGGTCAAGATGCTGACCCTTGCTGGGAAGGTTATCAACAAATAGGTATGAAGGAAAAAGGCGGCAAAGAAGTGCCTAATTGCGTACCAGATTCAGCAGTTGAAGGATCAGTTGTAGCAGTTGATGAGAAACCAATAGATAAAATGGCAGGGGCTGAAGGTAGAGCATCTGGAATCTTATTTTTGACTGAAAGCAATGAAACTCTATTAGTTCGCAGAGGTAATGGTGGCGATTATCCAAATATGTGGTGCGTACCAGGCGGACATCAAATTGAAGGCGAAACATTAGAAGATTGCGCTAGACGAGAAGCAGCAGAAGAAACTGGCAGAAGATATGAAGGCGATTTAGAGATATTGCATGACGATGGTCAATTTTGCACCTATATTGCCAGAGATATTAAAAAGTTCCCTGTTAAAGTATGTAATGAATCTACAGGCTATGATTGGAGTCATTTAAGCAATCCACCTATGCCATTGCATCCAGGTCTTGCTACTGCATTTAGAGTGGCAGCTGCAAAAACTGAATATGATATTGCAGAGCTTATAAAGGATGATGTATTACCTAGTCCACAGATGTATGCGAATATCTGTTTACTAGCTATTAGAATTACAGGTACTGGCTTAGCTTATAGATCATCTATTGGCGAGCATGTATGGAGAGATCCATCACTTTACCTAAATGAAGAATTTTTAAAGAGATGTAATGGCTTAACAGTCATTATGGATCACCCTGAGAGCGCTGTCTTGACCTCTAAAGAGTTTAAAGATAGGGCAGTTGGTAGTATCATGCTACCATATATCAAAGGTGACGAGGTTTGGGGCATAGCCAAGATTTATGACCAAGCTTCTGTCGATGAGATTTTAGAAGGCGAAATATCGACTTCACCATCGGTGGTCTTTGACCAATCCGCTGGAAATACAACACTGACAACCGAGAGTGGCGAGCCGCTCTTGATTGAAGGCGTACCATTCCTGTTAGATCATATAGCAATTGTTACGAAAGCGAGAGGATCAAAAGGAGTTTGGGACAAAGGTGGCGAAGCCACTGGAGTTTTATTAACTAACCAAGAGGTGTCTTAATATGACAAAAGAAACAATGATTGAGCCTAAAGCAGATGCTTCAGGCGAAAAATTAGACGCTATCTTATCCGCTTTGAATAGTATTGCTGTTCGAGTTGATGAGATGGAAAAAAATCTACCTGCACCACCATTAGTCACAGCAGCTGATAAAAAAGCTAAGCATGACGATGATATGGAAGCTTGTGATGATGACGCTAAGAAAGATGATGACGAAGAAGAAATGGTAGCTAAAAAAGCAGATAAGAAAGCTAAAAAAGATGCAGA